CGTCACCGCCCAATGGGCGCTTGGCAGTGCCGACACCGGCAACGCCGTCACGCTGACCGACTATTCCGACCGCTCGGTGCAGGTCGAGGGCACGTTCGGCAGCGCCACCGTGACGGTGCAGGGCAGCAACGACGGCGTGAACTGGCAGGCCTTGCGCGACCCGCTCGGCAATCTGCTGACGTTCACCGCATCCGGCCTCAAGCAAGTGCTGGAAATGACGCTGCAACTGCGCATGGTGTCGAGCGGCGGCACCGGCACCGTCGTGACCGCGACCTTGGCGGCACGTTCCCTGTCCCCGAAAGCTTGGAGCTGACACGATGGCCGACTTCAACCAAGCCGCCGAGGTGCTGGAACGCTTCGGCAACATGTTCGCGGGGCTTCTGGACGCTTCCGCTGCGCTGAAAGAACTCGGCGGGATCGACGCCCACGCCAAGAGCCTGACCGCACAGGTGGCGAACCTGACCGACCAAGCCGCCGACGAGCAGGCCGAACTGGACCGCCTGAGCGCCGCTGTTGGCGCGGCTGCGGTCGCGTATGACGACGAGTGCAAGAAGGCGGAGCGAGAACTGGCCGAATACCGCGCCGACGCACAGGCGCAGGCTGACGCCCTGATCGCCACCGCGCAGGTCGAAGCGACCCAGATCACGGCACGCGCCAAGCTCGCGGCTGACGACCAGATCGCCGCAGCCGGCGCAACCGTCGCCAACCTCGTGGCCAAGGCCGACGACATGAACGCCACCATGAAGCAGGCCGCTGACGCACGCGACGCCGCGCTGCTGGAACTGGCCGACCTCACCCACAAGATCGAGGCGGCACGCGCCACGGTCAAGCAGATGATCGGGGGATGACATGACGCTCGGCTTTTCGACCACGCTGCGCAACAACCGCGCCACGCAGACCCTGAACGCCATCGACGCCAACGCCTCGGCGGGACAAATCCTGATCTACTCCGGCACGCGACCGGCGACCGGCGCGGCGATCACCGCGCAACTGCTTCTGGCGACGCTCACCCTGTCCAAGCCATCGGGCACGGTGTCGGGCGGGGTGCTGACCCTTGCCGCGATCACCAGCGGCACCGGCTCGGCTGCTGCCACGGCATCCGGCACCGACGCTACATGGGCGCGCATTGTTGACGGCGGCGGCACCTTCGTGGCCGACGCTTCGGTGGGCACCTCCGGCGCTGACATCAACCTGTCGGCGGTCCACATCGTGACCGGAGCCACGGTGTCCGTCACCAGCGGCACGATCACCGAAGGCAACGCCTGATGAGTATCGTCCTTGGCACTTCTACCGCGCTGACCATCACGGCGGGTTCGCTGGCATCGGCAACGGCGCGCGCGTCGGCAGCAGTCACCACCGGCACCACGGCCAACGTCACCGCGATCATGCTGACCGTTTCCGTGCTGACCACCGCGACCGCGCCGACCGGCAACAAGCAGGTTGTGGTGTACGGCTACATGAGCGAGGACGGCAGCACCTACAACGGCGCATCGGGCACGGTGGACAACGTGGACGGCACCGACAAGGCGCTGACCGCGCTCGGTTCGCCGTCGAACCTGACCTACCTCGGCACCGTGCAACTGAACCAGGGTGCTAACGCGGTCACGATCCGCCAGACGTTCGAGGTCACCGGGCGCTTCGGGTGCGTGCCGAGGAAGTGGGGCATCGTGCTGTACAACGACGCAGGCACCGCATTGGGCGCGACCGTGAGCGCCAGCTACACCGAAACGTCGTACTCGTAACCGATGGGCGCTCCGCTGTTCCTGCCGCGCCGTGGCGCGAGCATCCAGCCGCAGCAAGTGCCGAGGCTGGATCGCACGCACCCGCTCGCGGTAGGGCTGATCGCGGGCGTGCTGCCGGCGCAGCGGGTCGATTTCGTCACCGGGCGGCAGTACACGCAGGGCGGGGTGGGCGCGACCAGCGCAGGCAGCGCGGGGCTGGGGCTGTCAACGGACGGCAGCGCCGCCTACATTGCCGCGCCGATTCCGCAGATCGTCCTGAGCCAGTGGACGGTGTTCGCCGTGGTGCGCGCGAACGCGCCGAACACGGATGCGCGCGCGGTGTCGCTGGCCAGTTCGACCGACACCACGCCGTATATCCAGATCGGCACCGCGACCGGCGATTTCCGGCTGGTGCGGGTACTGGCGCAGGCCAACGGCGGAACTCTGCCCGCGAACCAGTCGTCGGTCGGTTTCGGCTTCGACAACACGTTGCACACCGTCGCGCTGACGTACGACGGCATCAATGTGCGCTGCTACATCGACGGCGTATTGGACACCACCGCCGCCACCTCGACCGGCGCGGCATGGACGGTCAACCAGTTCGCGGTGGGCGCGCACGTACGCACTTCGGCCAGCGCGTTCTGGCGCGGCGCGTCGTTCTTGGCGCTGGCGCACAAGCGCGCCTTGTCGGGCGACGAGATCAAGAGCCTGACGGCGAACCCGTGGCAACTGTTCGCTGCGCCGCAGCGTGTTTTGCCGCTGGCTGGAGGCGTCACGCCGCCACCGGCTGATATCACCGGCACCTTTGCCGCAGCTTTGTCCGGTGCCGTGATGAGTGCGACCGGCACGCTGACCTACAGCGGCACGATGAGCAGCGGCACCGCGAACGCCGCGCTGACCGTCTCGGGCGCGATCAGCTACAGCGCCAGCATGAGCGCCAGCACCGCAGCGGCGGCGATGAATGCGGCTGGCGGCATCGGCTACGCGGCCGGCCTTGGCGCGAACACGGCTGATGCTGGCATGACGGTAAGCGGTACACAGACATTCATCGGCGCGTTCGCCGCAAGCACGACCGCCGCCATGAGCATGACCGGCAGCGTGATCCATAACATCACCGGCACGATCAGCGCCACCACGGACAACGCCGTGATGAACCTGACCGCGCCGAACCTGAACCTGATCGGGGCGTTCGGCATGACGCGCCACCGCGCCATTCGCTGAAAGACCTCATGACCCTGAACGACGAGACTTGGCACCGCGTGAAAGCGGAGGTCGAGAAGATGCTCGACGCCGAACGCACGCGCTTGGAAGACCCGAAGGCGGGCATCGACGCCACGAATGTATCGCGCGGACGAATCTCCGCGCTGAAAGAATTGCTGGCGCTTCCAAGGAGATTGGAAGCCCTGGCGAGGAATGTCGGCCCGGCCTAGCCCCGGCTGACAGCTTTGCGGCCCTGTGCCGCGTGTAGTAACCGAAGGAGAAGCAATTGGACTTGTCTACCGACGCAGACCAGAAGTTGTGGGATGAACTGGCAGCAGGGCACGACACCGACGCAGCGCAGACCGCAGTAGTGCCGCCTGCCGCCGAACCGGAAGAACCGCCCGAGCCGGCACAGACCACGCCCGCGAGCACCGCGCAGGAACCAGCGACCGACCCGACCGCAGCACCCGCTGCCGCCGAAGTCAAGCCGGACCCGATGGCGGAACTGGCCGAGAAGATCGGCAAGCTCGAAGGGCAACTGCGCAACGTATCCGGCCACATCGGCGGGCTCAATCAGGGGCAGCAGCAACTGCGCGAAATGCTCACGGCGGGTAAAGCCGCAGCAGACGCGGTGAAGGATGCCCCGAGCGCGCAGCAAGTGGCCGAGGCGATGAAGAATCCGGATGAATTCGAGGCACTACGGGATGACTTCCCCGAGTGGGCTCGCGCCACCGAACTTCTGCTCGATGCACGCCTGAAGAACCTGACGGCGCAGCAGCCCGACCCGGCAGCGATTGACAAGATCGTCGCCGAGCGCGTGGCCAAGGAAACCGCCGCCGTGCGCACCGAAGCGATTGACGCCCATCTGGACGGGATCGTGGACGGCGACTGGCGCGCGGAAAGGAATTCGCCCGAGTTCCTGAAGTGGGAAGCCGCGCAAGGCGATGAGGTGAAAGCCTTGATCGACTCACCACGGTTGACCGACGCCGCCAAGCTGATGCGCCTGTTCGTCAAGTCCAAGCAAGCCAATCCCGCGCAGCAAATCCTGCAACAACGTAGCGCAAAGCTGGACGCCGCTGCCAGTGTCCCGCGAGGCCAGAAGGCTCCCCGCAGCAAGTCGCCGGAAGACATGACCCCGGCGGAACTGTGGGAGTACGAGGCCGCGCGCACCGACAAACGGCTCCGGGGCTAACCCACCAACACACCTGAAGGACACAACAACATGACTCAACAAGCATACGGCACGATCAGCAGCCGCAATCTCATTCTCGCCGCGCAAGGCATGCTGGCGCACGCGCAGCCGATCATCACGCTGGGCGATTTCGGCGAGCAGAAGGAAATGCCGAAGAACAGCACTGACACGCTGGTGTTCCGCCGCACCCTGCCGTTCGGCGCTTCGACCGTGGGCTCGGGCATCGGCGGGCAGCAGTACGTCGGCACTCCGCAGATCAACGCCAACAGCTTCGTGCTGCAAGAAGGCGTGACCCCGAACGCGAACACGATCAGCTTCCAAGACGTGAGCGTGAGCCTGCAGAACTTCGGCATCCTGTTCAAGCTGACCAGCAAGACCGACCTGCTGTACCAAGATAAGGTGTCGGACGAGATGGTCAAGCTCGTCGGTGAAACGATGGGCGAGGTGCTGGAACTGGTGCGCTACGGCGTGCTGAAGGCCGGTACGCAGGTCGTCTACGGTAACGGCTCGTCGCGTTCGGCGGTCAACACGACCATCACCCAGAACGCGCTGCGCAAGTGCGCCCGCATCCTCGAATCGAACCGTGCGAAGCGCGTGACCCAGCGCCTCGCGCCTTCGGTCAACTACGGCACCAAGGCGATCCAGCCGGCGTTCATCGTGTTCGTCCACACCGACATGGAGTCGGATATCCGCAACCTGCCGAACTTCACCCGCGTGGAGGACTACGGCTCGTTCAAGCCGATCCATGACCGCGAGATCGGCGCGATGGAAGGCTTCCGCTTCATCACCAGCCCGCTGCTGGCCCCGTTCTACGGTGCCGGTTCCGCGACCCTGAACGGCATGGTATCGGTCGGCGGCAGCAACACCGACGTGTATCCACTGCTGGTCATGGCCGAATCGGCGTGGGGCCAAGTCGCACTCAAGGGCATGGGCGCTGTCACCCCGACCGTCCTCAAGCCGGGCGACATCAATCACGCCAACCCGCTGGGTATGTTCGGCTACGTGGGAGCCTCGACGTGGTTTAACGCTGTGCGTTTGAACGAAAGCTTCCAAACTCGTTTGGAAGTGTGCGCGTCGTCGCTGTAATCCGGCACCCGGTTTGACGGGCGCATAGCCGCCCGTTCCCCAACTCATTTACGAAGGAATCATCCATGCAAAACCTCAACGGCTCCATCGCGGGCGGCAATATCGTGTTCGGCAAGGCGGGCCTGACCGGCCTGTCGGGCGCGGCCACCACCATCACCACCGGCAAGTCGCTCGACTACCTGATCGGCGGCAAAGCGTACACCAAGGCGGCGATCACGGGCGGCGCAACGCCGACGCTGGACGGTCGCACTGGCGCGGCATTCCTGCCGCTGGTGGCGCAGCAGGCTCCGGCTGGCCGCACCACGGTCTACACCGGCTCGG